TTTTGTTTTTGCTTTTGATGTATCTTCAAAAGTAGTATTGCAAATTTTGCAATTTTTTATTTCAATATCTTTATATTTTCTTTTATAAGATTTCATAACTTTAAAGAACTAGGCGATAAGCCAAAAGGATAATATGTACTTACCACCTAGTCCACACACAACAACAAACGATTTTTACATATCGTTATCTAATGTTTTCTCAACAGGTGTAACGACCTGATCTTGTTGGACATTAGTAGAACCAACAAAATTCTGTAATTCATTATTTAAAAAATATGATACAGGAATATTAAAGGCATTACATAATTGTAATAACCTAAAGACACTAAGTCCATTCGTACCTTTTTCATATTTTTGGATTTGCTGAAAAGTAACATTAATTTTCTTTCCAACCTTTGTTTGACTGAGCTTTCTTGAAATCCTTAATTCTTTTAATTTCCTACCAAGCTCTTTTTCTATTTCAGTTCTAATCATTTATCGTTATCCTTTTTAATCAGCGAAAAATATCCTTTAAAGTCTAATCAACTTTTAGTTTAATACAGTGGTCTATAACTATTTAACTAGCTATAGAACTTTGATTATTCTCTAAAGCTTCAATCTTGCTTCCAAGTCTATGCTGTTTTTCTTGGAACTTGTGAAAAAGCCTCTTGTATTTCCATTGCTTACGCAAGTAATCATTTTGCTTTTCCTTCAAGTCTTGAAGCTTCTTTGGACATTCCATTTTCCGCCTCTTGGTTTAGTTTAATATTAGCCTTGCTTAACTTTACTCCAAGTATCTCAACTTGGCTGTCAGAGCCTGGCTTGTCTTTCTTAGCAGCTTCCTCTACACTACTAAAAAATTCTGTAAACTTAGCTTCTACGCTATAGTAAAAGTCTTTTCTTACTTTATTTTCTAAACTCATTTGCTATGTACATTATATTGCATTTCAATTTATGCAAGTGATTTATTTGACTTTTTGATAATCTTATTTTTCTTTGACTGGCGTCAGTTTCTTTATCTATTAGACCAATTTCTACCAAATCATTTACAATGGCATTGGCTCTTGATCTAGTAAATCCTAAGTTTTTTGCTATTTCTGCAAAGGTAGGGGTATATTCATTCTTTTGAAAATACTTTACAATAAAATTAAATACCTCATACTTTCGTTTACTAAAGTATATCTTATTCATCTTTGTCCTTTTCAAATAGTTTCGTTATGTTGTCTTTTGTTTTTTTATCTTTTTTATTTAAATTTCTTAATTCTTTTTCAAGATTGGTGATGACACCATTTATATCTATATTTTCTTTTTCTAGCCTTTTTAAAAACATATAAAGCTTATTAATATACCAATTTGCTTTCTCACACTCTACGATACAAGCATCAAGAGTCCCACCCTTTTTAGTTCCAAATCTACAAAGGTATTTCATTGCTTGACCTTTTAAGAAACCAATGCGTTCTTCATTACTATTTAACTGGCTAAGAATAGCGTCACAAGTTTCTATAGACTTTTTGTAATAGGGTGGGTTCTTGTTTTCCATATACTAAAAGGGAGTATTATCCTTATCTTTTTTATAAGGATTGGAAATTTTAAAATGAGGATTGTCTTTTCCTGTTTGAGGATTAACCGCATTACCCCAAAATGATAAATCGTATTTACCAGCAGGGATTGTAATATCTTCTTTCAACTCAAAACCATTCCAACTATGCGTTGGTGATTTTTGAGAAGGTGTTTCATTTCTGAACACATTAAAGTAAATGGGTTTTTTTAACATAGTTCTCCTATTTGTTTTTATTTATTTGTTGGTTTACTTGTTCGTTTATTTGTTGTGCTTTCTGCTTGACGTACTCAAAGGTACTTGGGTCAGAACTCTGTAAATCCATGATCTTAAACTCATCCATGAACTTTTGCTTTTGTAATTCATAGCTTCCCATGTTTTTTGCATATTTAGCTGCATCACTTAAATATTTCAAAAAATCATCTGCTTGTTGTTTAGCATTAGGGTTAGGCTTTGATTGAGCAATTGGTTTTGCATTGTATCCATCTTCTCCATCACTTTCACCTGTCTTTAAATGTAAGGCATTTAAAAAAGCATATTTTTTAGAGTAAGACATGGCTTGACCTGTCGCAAACTTATCAAGTTTATTTACGGCTGACGTTCCCTTGACTTTAATACTTTGAGATGGGTCATCCACTAAATAAATGGTCATGTTACAAGTCACTAAAATATGAGTATCTTGTAAATCATTTTCATATTCTACAACAGGAAACAATCTATTTTCTAACAATACTTTCATTGCGGTTTCTTGTACCTGTTCATGTGATAATGGGTTAAAGTGCATACCAGGTTTCTTACGATCTTTCGTAACAAAAGCTCCAGCAGCTAAAGATAGTTTTTCTAATATTTCTTTCATTTACAATATTTCTCCTTTGTAATTTGTTCTCCATAGACCGAATGTAACCATACATAACTATATATCTTTCCATCTTTAGAGCATTTTTTTCCTAGTTGAATTTTATAAGTTTCAACTTGGTCTTTCGGTTTTACTGAACAGCCTGACAAAATCAAAACCATACAGATAAACACTGTTATGACACCTAATATTTTTATTGCGTCTTTATCTTCCATCCTTTTCTCCTTTCAGTTTTAGATGAATTTTCTCAATTTGAATCATTATCAAACCCACAAAGCTCATAAATACCAAATACCAAAAAGGCAAACCACAAACAAAAAAAAAAAAAAAGAATGTTTCCCAATCACTCATATGTCGCTAACCTTTTTAATTATTTTGTTATATTTATCTTTTAATATTTCTGGTAAATCCGTTTCTAATTTAAGTTCTAATTGCTGAACAATAATCATTCTTTGATTATAACTAAGTTCACCCTCTAAACCTGCATCTAATTGATGTGATATTAAATTTAATCTTCTAGTAAACTCTGCATCTAGTTTATCTTCTTTTCTTTCTTCAAAAGATTTTTTAATCTCATCTTTCTCAACGTAAGTTAATGTTAACGTCATTTATCTCTCCTAAAACTTTCTCTTAAATTTTCTATGCTTTTTTTCATCCAAAGTTCCTCACTCTTTCTTAATCTTGTATTATCTTTCATAAGATTTTTGTTATCATTTTTTAATCCTTCAATCGTTTTTTTTAAATTAATAATAATGTCTGTAAGCTGTTTATATTCTTCAGCATGAATTTTTGTTATAAGCTTTTTATGATCTGACATATATGTACCATTGTTATTGCAAAAATTAATAAACTAGACAAAATATAAAACCAAAAATCTTTATCAAACATATAGTTTCATAAGCCTTTCAATATATTCTGAGTTTACTCCTTTCCACCAAAAGTCATCTTTTCGTATTGATGAAAAATCTGTTTTAATAATACTTGCAAGTTTTTTAATATCACCGTCTGCAAACTTTAATTTATTCTCCCAAATCTTTTGATATATAATTAATTCATCATAATATTTTATTAAATTATCTGGTCTAAGCTCTGGTGTATTACCTTCATGAAATGCCATAACCTCATCTTCTGTTGCATAAATTAAACAAGGTTTTAAATGTGGTACAGCTTTATGATATAAAGCCATAGACATAATATCTTTAGTAAATATTTTATTATCTATTTTTCTTTTTGATATTGCATAACCTGTTTTGTTTTTTCTAATCGTACCAAATAAGTTTTTAAAATCGTAAAAGAATTTAGAACCTTCCAAATCAATGAAACATCTAAAATATGTTCCAATCCTATCATCCCAAACTGTATATTCTGTTTCCGCTTTAAAGGTTGAACCGCTATCTAATTTTAAAACTTCACCTACAAAATTTTTAATAATTTGTGGTGCTTGTTTTGCAATCAGTTCAGCTTTGATTTGATCTTTATTTCGTTCCATCATAATTTTTTACTTTTTCATTTAACACAGCCATAACTTCATCAATGGTTTTGTGCTTGGTCAACATATCTTGAGTTGCTTCATGTATTAATGTTCCCATAAAGAAACTTGCATTACTTGGTAAACCAGCTCTTTCTTTTGGAGTTAATACAATACGTTGAAAAAATCTTACATCATCTGGCAAACTGTTTTCTGATTTGCTAGTATTCGTTAAACCAAATTTAGTGTAACAATCATCAATCTTTTTTAAATCGTTATCCATGATTCGTTTTCTATTATAAATCTATGTACAAAGCAAGTCATAATTATTTAATATTTATTAACATTGATTTTAAAGCGAATTTGCATATAAGATTCTATTGATAGCGATATGAAAATACCAGAAAAAATACGAATCAAAAATAATATTATTAAAATATCTACAGTATCAAAAGCTGAAGCAGACAAAGGTAATTTTATTGGTTTGTATAATACTCAAGACAATACCATTAAAATTAAAGAGGGTATTAAAGATAAAAGATTATTATTAGATGTGGTCTTGCATGAAATACTCCATGCCATTTTAGATATAAGTAATAAACGCATACGATCAGAAGAACCCACCGTTAATTTTTTGGCAACAGGTTTGGCAAAGGTATTTATGCGAAATAAACAATTAGTGGATTTTATAAAACGATGTCAGAAGTAATACGATTAACTCCATATGAAATTAGTTTAGCTGCACAAATTGGTTGCATGAGAGTAACCGAATCTTTGCGGACAGATCAAAAATGGGGTCATGGATATTCTGGTTCAGTTTATAAACAATTTGCTGATTCTATTTCTGGTGCTTGTGCTGAGTTTGCCGTTGCACAATATTTAAAAATTTTACCACAAATTCATTGTAATAATTTTGATAGAGCTGACATTGTAGTGAATGGAACACAAATACAAGTTAAATCGCATCAACCTAAAAAGGACAAAGAGCCATTAATTTATATTAGACAAAATGCTCAACCTGGAGAACTGTTTTGTTTTGTAACGGATAAATCGCCTGAATTTCACATATTAGGTTTTATTATGGCGAAAGATATTATTTTTGACAAGAGCCGATTGACTAACTTTGGTTATGATAAAAGACCTCCTGTGTTTAAAATTGACTTAAATGAACTAAAACCACTTAATAAAATTGTATGAAGCCTAAAGATACTACATTAAATTACTATGAAATTACTAGACTAGAAAAGACAAACTGTGATAAGGTTCGCAAGAAAATTTTAGAAAATAAGGAACGATATACTCAAGACGAATTATCTGTTATTCAACGTATGAATTTTTATAATATGTTTAATGAAGATGAACTCAAACACATTTGTGCCATATTTTGCAGTATGGCAATCTCAGGTAAATTAAAATGAGCAAAATTGAATATGCTGTGTCTTGGTTTCAGCTATTTTTGTTTCTATTTATCCTTTGCCTAGCCTTTATAGCCTATTTAATAGTGAATGTCGTTGTATGGCTTTCTATGGAGCTTTATAATACGGTTTCAAAGTGGGTAGAGAGGTTTTTTGAATAAACATTTAAACATTGTTGGAGCAAATACTAAAGGCGATAGAGTTAAAAATGATTTTTATCCAACACCTATTGAAGCGACAGAAAGTTTATTAAAACATATTAAATTTGACGGTGAAATTTGGGAATGTGCATGCGGTGATGGAGCTATCTCTAAAGTATTATTGAAAAATGGTTACAAGGTTTATAGTTCGGATTTAATTAACAGAGGCTATGGGACTCCAAATCATGATTTTTTAACATCTTCTTTAAAATCGGATAATATCGTAACGAACCCACCTTTTAATTTAAGCCTTGAATTTGCATTGAAAGCTTTGCAATGTGTCAGGCAAAAGGCGGTATTTTTTCATAAATTAGTCTTCCTTGAGTCTAAAAAACGTCATGAGCAATTATTCAAACTAAATAAACTAGAAAAGGTTTTAATCATTCCTAATAGATTAGCCTTCAAGGGTTATCAATCAGGCGGTTTAATGTGCTTTGCATGGTTTATATTTGATGTTAATTACAACGGAAAACCTACAATTGATTGGATATGAAATACTTTGAAAAGGTAGATGTTCAGTTAATTCATAACAAGGTTTTAACGGCTAATGAGAAAATGGTTTATATTATTTGCCATGCCTTTAGGAACGCACCAAAAGGGTGCAGAGTGTCTTATCAATACTTAATGGAACGCACAGGAATTAAGGATAAAAGAACCATTACCAAGATATTAGACCGATTAACTTTGTTTGGTTATTTGGGTCGTAAGCAGCTCAACAAAAAAACGCTTCATATCGTATTTGACCAACCTACTATTCAAAAATACATCAAAGAAAATATTGAAATGCGTAATGCTCAGAAAAGAGCCTATGCTAAAAAGAAGAATGTTTCTGTTGATAAGTCTAAGATCATCCGATTAAATGACTATCTTGTGGTATCAAAAAATGCTGAGTGAGGTATCATTAAATGATACCGTATATAGATTTAATATTATCTATATTTAATAAGAAATATTATAAACATATATAAGGTTGTAATACTACTATCGGTAGTTTTGACGATAGCCACACTTGCCAGACTCTTAGGGGTCATATTCTTATTGATTAATTCTCAAAAGCTTATTATTGCTAAATAATGGTAGAAAAGGAACTCACACCTGAAATTTTAGACAATTACATAGGAATAGCGTCTTGGGTAGATTCTAAGATCGCACCACCAAAGAAGCCAAGATTGTCCAAGAATTTTGATATGTTTGATATATTGCCTGATAAGATGGATTCTAAGCGTTTTAGGCAAGAGAAGGTTAAAGTTATACCCTCTGCTAAGCAATTAATGATTTATGAACTTATTTTAAACATTATGCTTAAAACTACAGATAAATATAGGGATTTAATTTATCTACGTTGGTTTCCATACAAAAAATCATTTAGAGATTTGAAATACTTTTTTGTTGGAGATAGTCATGAAACGATAAGAGC